AATTATCTAAAAAATAATAATATAAATAAATAATAATCAAATAGTTATGAAAATATCAGAGAAACTTAAAATCGCTTTGAAGAGCATACTTTCTGTTAAACTGGGTGAGGTCGCAACTGATAAGGCCGTTCTCGTTTTTGATGGTGAGGAACTCGTAGAAGGAATGGCCGTTTATGTACTGGACGAAAACGGTGATGCACAACCCGCAGAAGATGGTGATTATACTGTTGAAGACGGAAAGGTTATCAAGGTTGTGGATGGAAAGGTTGCTGAAATCGTAGACCCCAAGGCTGAAGTGGCAGAAGAACCCGTAGAAGAAACCGCAGTAGAAGAAATCAAGGAAGAGGTTAACGAAGAAGTTGCCCCTGCTGATGAGGCTGTTGAAGAAGAGGAAACCACAGAGGAAATCTCAGTTGAAGACAGGATTGCAGCCCTTGAAGAAAAATTGGCCGCATTTACCGAAGTTGCCGACCAGTTTATGAATGGACTTGCAGCACTTGAACAGAGAATTGAAGAACTTGAAGGAAAGATGGCCAGCGTAGAAGCACCAGCCGCAGAACCTATTGACGAAAACCCCGTAGTGGAAAACGCTCCCAAATCAAGGCTGTCATACCTCAGAAAGGACTAATTTTTAGTTTTTTAAATGATGTTGTATTAAAAATCAAACGAATAATAATAAAAGAAAAAAACGAATAAGATAATTATGGCTCATTCATGTTTAACAGATTACACTCTTAAGGGTATAGCTTTTGACTGTAATCCGAATTTGGCTGGTATCAAGGAAGTTTACATTACTTACTTTGATGACGTTAAAGTAGACGACGCTATTGACTATGATACCCACACTATTTCAGCCGCTACTCTTTCAGGTGACGTAAAGTGGTATAAATACGCTTTTGCTAGTGATACCTCTTCACTTAACTCAGTCCTCACCAAAGATGCTACTGGAACTCGCTACTACACTCATACTATTGAGTTGGTATTCAACAAATTGACTGCTTGCAAACACCTGGAAGTTATGGCTCTTGCTGCTGAGAAACTTGCCGTTATCGTGGTTGATAATAATGGTAAGAAATGGTATGTAGGTGCTGACAAGTATGTATCAGGTACCGCAAGTGAAACCGGAACTGGTGCAAGTGCTGATGATAGGAACGGCTATACCGTGACAATTGAAGGTACCTCTGCATATCTTCCTTTTGAATTTACTGGCGATATTGACGCTGCTGGTGATGCAACAAGTTGTTAATGAATAAAATAATAAAAGAAAAAAAAAGGATATAAATAATTATGGCTACTGTATTAGATTTGACTGCTCTTCCCGAATATATTGAGCAGAATCGTGACGAACTTTTTATCAAGAGTACCCTCGGCGCTAAATCTGCTGACTACCTTGACCTTATGCCTAACGTAAAACATAAGGCTGCTATTAACTTCCTTGATTCAGAGGTTGTTCTTCAAGATGGTTCAGAATGCGGATGGAACCCTGCAGGCTCTGATGTATTTACCCAGAGATTTATTGAAGTTGCCCCTATTGAGGTACAGAAATCTTGGTGTTGGAAGGCATTCCGTGAGAAATATATGAACTATCAACTTGCTTGGGAGGCTGGTAGAGAGAAACTTCCGTTTGAAGAGAAGATTGCCCAGAGTAATATGAATATGATTCAGGAGGCAGTTGAGAACCTTATCTGGAATGGTGATACAGGTCTTTCAATTAACGGTATTATCCAGGTTGCTGAGGCCGAATCTGCTGACACTATTAACGTAGAATTTGAAACCGGACAGACCGTAAGTGCAAAGATTGACGCTATCGTTGCCGCTCTTCCTATGAATGCTCTTAAAAAGGGTGTAAACGTATTCCTTTCTTACACAGATTTCCGTCAGTATGTTGCTGAAAATAACGCTACTTGCTGCGCTGGCCGTCCTATCTATGATGCCGCTAGCGATTCAATCAAGTATCTTGGTGACAGCCGTGTAACTCTCGTCCCTGTTCTCGGCCTTGAAGGAACTGGTGCTATGTTCGCTTTCCCTAAGGATGCCGTTATTCTCGGTACTGATGTTGAAGGTGCTGACAACCACTATGAACTCTGGTACTCAAAAGATAATGATGAGTTCCGTTTCTATGTTCTCTGGATGTTCGGTATTGCCTTCCGTTTCCCTGGTGAAGTGGTTTATGGTAAATAATATCTAAACGTTTAACGGAAA